CTTTCTTTTGTGGTTTCCATTGGTTTCTCCTTTCACTGAGCCCGTGCGACGGTCAGATCACAGAGGGCGTGAGTGAGGTCGCTGAACTCGGTCTCTCGGACGGTGTCAGCGGTCAGCAGCACGAGGTAGTCGTTGTCGTAGTAGTCGATCTCGGGGTGCCGCTGCCGGTTTACTTCGTTTTTGTGGCGGGCGTAGGGCTCGGCACGGTTCCAGACGTCGTCAGGGATCCAGCGGTCGAGGTGATCCTCGACGCGCTCGCGCAGCTCCTCGCTCGTGATCGTGATCTCCGGGCTCATGCTGTCACCTCCGCGCCACGCGGGCCGGGAGCGTCTGCTCCGGGCGAGTCAGGCCCTTGCTGAAGCTCTGCGGCTCATATCTGACGCCCACGATCCGGCGGCCGCTGACGCCGTACTTGGGGTTGTAGCCGAACAGGTTGACGTAGCTGCCGAGATCCTCGCGCTCGTCGTCCATCGCCTTCAGCACCTCGAACAGGGCCAGCACGTCGTCGATGGCGCGGTGGCTGTTCTGCACCTTGCCGGTGAGGTCGTAGGCGATGATCGCGTTGGCGAGCTTGTGCGGGTAGGCTCTGCGGTCTTTGTAGACCGTCAGGCTGTCCAGCCAGTCGATCCGGCCGACCTTCTGGCCGCGGAGCAGGCCACGGAGAAAACAGGCGTCAAACTGCGCATTGTGGGCGATCATCAGGGTCGGGCCGTTCTGCATGAGCTTGGCGATCTGGCCGGCTGCCTTGACCGGCTGCACGCCCTCGGTCTGGAGCCGCTCGTCGGTGATGCCGGTCAGGCTGACGATGTTCTCCGGGAGGGTCTCGCCCTCGGGCAGCTTGATGAAGGTGTCCATCTTGCCGGCGATCCGTAGACCGCCGGTGGCCGTGCGCTCCACGCGCAGGGCGGCGAGCTCGATGATCTGGTCGTTGTCGAAGTCGAGGCCGCTGGTCTCGGTATCAAACACGACGAGGGCCTTGTAGCGGTCGAACAGGGTGGAGAGGTTACTCATGCCGGGCCTCCTTCTCGCGGGTAGCTCTCAGGGTGCCGAGCATAAACGAGAGGGCTGTGGTCAGTTGATCCTCAGTGGCGAAGGTGCCGCCGAACTGCTCGGCCAGCGCCGCGATGATCTCGCCGGCGTGCTCCGGCGTGACGTCGTCGGTGGCTTCGTCGTCCTCGATGGAGATCAGGAGATCGGAGTCCAGATAACAAGCGGGGCGCAGGCCGTGGTTGCCGTTGAAGGCGCTGTTCCTGCTCAGAGTGCCATCGGTGCTGACGACGCGGGCGAGTGACTCGTAGCCGTTAGACTTCGTGCTGAAGGCGGTGGAGAGCCACCACCAGTCGTCTGCGTTGGGGATGACGTCGCGGTTGCGCCGGTACTGGTCGACCGTCAGCAGGAAGATGGTGACGGTGCAGGTGCCGTAGTCCTTCAGGCCGTCGTCGGTGGTCAGGTCGAGCTCCGTGGTCAAGAAGGCGTTGGGGCCGTTCACGTCCTCGAGCAGGTTGTCGAGGTAGGCGCCGTTGAGGTATTCCTTGCTGCTGGCGACGGCGAAGTTGTTGCAGTTGCCCTCGTCAAAGGCTCGGGTCTCGATGATGTCCTTGCTCAGGCAGAGGGCGCGGCCGTCATCATTCTCCAGCAGGATCCAGCTCTGGCCGGCATAGTCGAAGGCCGTGCCGCGGGCGGCGTTCTTGAGTGCGATCTTTTTCATGGGGTTGCTCCTTTCGTTCTCTGCGGCCGAGCCTTCTGGCTGGCCTGAATGTTTGGCAGGGTCTCGCCGGCGCGGAGCCGGCTCTCACAGTGCGGGCAGATGTAGCCGGTGCGGGGGATCTTCTGGTAGATGCTGACGTTCCAGTCGAGCCCGCAGCCGACGCACTTGGCTGTCATGGGCCTCCATCTCCTTCCGCAGCCAGAGCCTCGAAAACATAGCGCCGGATGCGGTTGCGGTACTTCTTCCGGGTTCTGGCTTTCTTTGCGTGAGCTGCGAGGTGCAGCCACTTCGGCGGCACTCCGATGGCCTTGGCCGATACCTTCCAGAGCTTTTTGAGGGCAGAGAGCACGACGTTGATGACCGGCTTCAGGGCCTCGGCCAGCTTGGCGGCGATTTCCCGCAGAGCGTCGGCCAGCTTCTCGAAGGCTTCGCGGGCCTGCTGCATCTTCTCACGATCGGCGAGCGTCATGCTGCCGTCGTAGACGTAGGGGCTCAGCTCGTCGTCGCCTCCGTCGGCCAGACGCTCACAGAACGGGAGGCCGGCAGCTTCGGCAGCCTTGCGGCCCTCCTCGAGGGCGTCCCGGCCTTGCGTGACTTCGCAATAGTCCGCGAGGCGGTTGCGGCCGCCTTCGTAGTGCCAGCGGATCCCGGCGGCGATCTCGTCGATGGTCATGTCCTCACCGAAGTGGCCGCAGTAGTAGCCGTTGACGATGACGGCGTCCGGGTCTGCCTTCAGGATCCCGATGGCCTCGTTGAGGTCGTCAGTCTCCCACTCGCCGTTCCAGATGTCGCTCCAGATTGTCAGGGCGTTCCACGAGCGGCCGGTGCGATACACGATTGTCCAGCCGATGCCGTCGCGGATCTCCGCGGCGAAGTCTCGGGCGATGTCTCTCAGTGCTGCCATGCTGGCGCCTCCTCTCTGGTGATGTGCACGACGGTGACGAGGTCGTCGATCTCGTGCTTGGTGGTGTATGTGTCCCGCTCGTCGAGCCCGATGTGCCGCAGCAGCGTCTCGGGCCCGTCCAGCAGGAAGGCGGTGACGGCCACGGCGTTCAGCCGGTAGACCGTGACCTCCACGGTGCAGCGGGCGTCGTCCTCGTCCAGCGTGGACGGGAACGAGGCCCGGCAGATTGGGGTCGCCTCGTATCTGAAGGCGGTCGCGCGGTTCTCGCCGGCGATGATGTCCTTCACGAACTCCTCGAAGGCTTTGCGAGGGATCGAGCTGCGGTACTTGTCCAGCGTGACGTCGGCGAGCTGCCGGATGGCTTTGGTGTTCATGCTTTTCACCTCACTTTATCTCGTGGATCAGCGTCCTGAAGTGGAAGCACTGGATGTTGTAGCCGCCGGCGCCGATGGTCTGGATCTTTGCCTTGCCCTCCGTGCCGACGATGATGCCGTTGATGTCGCCCTCGGGGCCGATGTAGAGGGTGGCCGCGTCGGTGATGGTTCCGACCGTGCTCATAATGCGGCCGATCAGGTCGAGCAGCTTGGCCCGCTTTTCTTCGTCCATCGTCTTTTCGAGCCACGCCTCGCGCTCGTCCTCGTCGCGGATCTCCAGCAGCCTGAGCGTGATCTGGTCGCCTGCTTCGCGGAGTTTCTTCTGGATCTGGTGGTATTCCAGACCGCGCTCACTCAGGAAGGCGTCGATGTCGCGGCGCGGCCAGAGGTTTGCGAGGTCGTAGTCGGTCAGCTCGCGGCCCTTGTAGAGCTCGCGGTACTTCTCGAGAGAGGGGAGCGTCTGAAGCGCCTCCAGCCGGGCGGCCCGTTCCTTGGCCTTCAGGCCCTCGCGGTACTCGATGAAGCGGATCCGCTTCTCTCGGTAGTATCCGATCGCGTGCTGTTTCCAGTTTTCGAGGAAGTCCTTCAGGATCTCCGGGGTGTTTGCCTCGAGGTAGGCGTCGCGGGTGATCCGGGTGTTGAGCTTATCCTTCCAGTTTGCGAGGGTCTCGCGGGCCTCGGCCAGCTTGGAGGTCGCGCTCTTGATGTCCTCGCGCTTGATGCTGACGTCGAAGCGGTCGGCGCCTTTTTCAATCATTTTGGCGAGCTGGCTGTTGTGCTTCTTGAGTACGGCCTCGCGCTTCGCCACGCGGCTCTCGGCGTCGATGACCTTCTGCTCGAGCTCTTTCTGTGTCATGGTGGTCTCCTTTCGTCTTGGCCCGGCCTGAGCCGGGGATCTTGGTGGTGTCGAGTCCCTGAAAAGCAGAAACACGACCGCCGGATCGCTTCAGAGAGCAGCGCGGAGGGGGTGCGCAGCTCGTCCATTTTCAGCGTCGGGGTCGTGTGATCGTTTTCATGTTGGGCTCTCCTTTCTTCGGCCCGGCGCTGCCGGGTGTTCTTGGCTACTGTGCGGCCGGTGCTCGTTTACCTCTGCGCTTGAAGCTCTCACGCAGCCGCCTCTCGGCGAGCTCTGCGCTGTACCCTTCGCGCTGGTTGGCGTCCAGCGTGCCGGTCGCGCCTCGCTGGAGCTCCTTGTAGATCGTGGTGTGGTGGACGCTCAGGCGGGCCGCGATGTCGACCGGCCGATCTCCGAGCAGATGCCACGCCTCGATCTTCTTCCTGTCCTCGAAGGTCAGGTAGCGGTACTTTCCCGTCAGTCTCACCTCCGTCCTATGGGGTTGTAGTAAAGAAAAAACGCACAGCCGACTCAGTTGAGTCTCTGTGCGTTTAATGATAATGGACAGCTGCTGTACAGGAAGGGCGGTTTTTTATGTACAACCCTCTTGAATTGTGATATACTTATAAAGTAAGTGATTTTATAGAAGAACAGGTGAAACA